GGGCATATAACCGTCCCAAGTTGGGACACATAAGGAGAAAGAAACAATGCCATTAGATTTTACACCACAAGAGATTGTACCTGAGAACCTGAACTTTCCTGTCGTCTTTGAGCAGACAAAATTTGACAAATCAAAGTACGTCATCAACGGCAATACAGGTGAGTATCTTGGGATTGTTGGACACAAGTTTAACTGCGCCAGCCACGGTGACTTCTTTACACAGGCACACAATACGGTGTCTAACACCCTTGGCGAAGAGTATTGTGACAGCATGAACATTAAATATAAGACGGCTCGTAACAACGCTTGGGCATTGATGGAGATGACTATGCCTAACGTCCTGCGTAAGATCACTACAGATAAGCACAGCACAACCATTGCACCCCGCCTGATTGCCTTACATGGCATTGATGGTTCATGCAGTAACATGGTCTTCTTTGGTGCCATTGACTTCTTTTGTACCAACGGCATGGTCACAGGTGACTACGACAAGATCAAGAAAAAGAACACAGCAAACTTTTCACTTGACTTGTTTATTAGGGAACTAGAAACGTCAGTAAATGACTTCTATGCGACAGCCGACAAGTTTCAAGGGTGGGCTGAGACAAGCCTGATGACGGTTGATGTCAAAGCTTTGCTTGAGAGCATCGTTAAATCAGATAACAAAGCTAAGAAGATGTATAGTTTGTATAACCAAGAAGCCAGCATTCGTGGTCGCAATGTGTGGTCTTTGTATTCCGCTTTTACCAACTATGCAACCTATGCAGACGAGCGTAATGGATTCAACCTGCGTAACACAGGCAATGACACCGCCGCAGAATCCATGTGGTCAAGAGAGCAGGAAGTCGCTAAGTGGATTGACTCACCACAGTTCCAAGAGGTTGCGGCATGAAAAGTGGCAATATAAAAAACCCAAGGATGACGAGGTTTATTACCCCATCTCCTCGTGTGACAGTGCATATACCTGCACGTGTGCCAACTTTATGGCAACCAAGCAAAAAGAACACAAAATGTAATACCGTTAAAAAAAGGAGAAAGAAAAATGGCTAAGAAAAAAAGACATATAGTTACTGTAGAACCACAGTGGTGTGATGGATGGTTGCGCTATGATACAGATGCTGTTGACGAAGCTGATGCAGTTAATCAGATAGCAGAGTTGATGGAAAGATACGCAACCCCAAAAATGCTAGAGGTTACAGTATGTGATGTATGGGAAGACGATGACCCGGCTTACGACATCATTCAGAATACAACTGAAGTTGGAAGCTATAAATGAAACTTAATAAACTAGTTGAAGACTACTATATTTCTTATGAGTTCAACAACTTGGTGGAACAAACTAAGAAACAGTATCAATACCATATCAGTATTATGCTGGACACTGTAGTTGACGGCAAGGCTATTCGGGAAAGGCAATGCGACAAAGTGTCATCCCGAATGGCTAAAGTCGCATACAATCAGTGGTGTGAGCGGGGTGTTTATCTAGCTAATCACGTTTTATCTGCGGCACGGATACTCTTTAATCACGGTATGAATATGGAGATGGTGTTAGTCAATCCATTCTTAACCGTCAAAAGAAGGCCACAGAGCGTCCGTAGCGTTGTCTGGAGTAGGGAGCAGGTACAAACCTTCCTAGAGACGGCCTACAGCGATTTTAACAGCCGTAACGTAGGTCTTATTGCTCAGATGGCATACGAGTGGTGCCAGAGAGTAGGAGACATGCGGCTATTGAAGTGGGACAATCTAGACCTAGATGAATCTCGTGTTTACATAAAGCAATCTAAGCGAAAGGCTGAAGTATTTTTGCCTATTTCGCAAGAGTTAAAGGAGATGCTTCTTGAACAACAAGATGATTTCGGTTTTCAAGAATATGTTGCGCCAATGGTAGTGCCTACTAGGGGTGTGTATCATCCGTACACTCTACACAGATTGCCTAAAGTAGCACGTAGAATAATGAAGGCTGCAGGATTGCCTGATACACTAAGGTTGTCTGACTTACGGCGTACTGGCACAACTGAAATGGTTGATGCAGGTGTGGGTATGGCACAAATTATGTCGGTTACAGGACATGCTAATCCACAGTCTGTTAAACCTTACATGAAAAATACTTTCACTAGCGCAGATTTAGCCTTGACGACACGCAGAAAACATGATATTAAAACATCGTGATTGCCCAACGGACCTATATATAATACATATATAATAAGGATATAACAATGGATATTAGAAGTTACGTAGAAGAATTAGATATACCTGTAGGTGAATCTCGTAGAATTAATTGTCCTGTATGTAGATCATATAAGACTTTTACTGCTACAAATAATATGGGTTCTCTATTGTGGAATTGTTACAAAGCCTCGTGCAGTGTTAGTGGTACAGTTCGTACAAAAGTTACTGCAGATGACTTACGTAAAATGTATGGCAGTGATGTTGTGTCCCAAGTTGGGACATTTGAGATGCCTATACACGTAGTAAATCGTTCAGGTGGGTTGTACATGGATAGATGGTGTTCTAAGTGGGGCATTGATCCTGATGAATTAAACCTAATGTATGATGTAAAGGAAGATCGTGTTGTGTTTCCTATTTTTGATGGCGGTAAAATTGTGGATGCAGCAGGTCGTTCTCTAGGAAAAAAACTTCCTAAGTGGAAAAGGTATGGAAAAAGTAGCTTGCCATATGTAAGTGGATGTGGTAATGTTGCTGTAGTTGTTGAGGACTGTGTTAGTGCAGCCGTTGTTGGTGGTTACGGCTCCTTTGTCGGGGTTGCGATTTTAGGTACTTCGTTATCAGAGTCGCATAAAAGGTATCTGGCACAGTTCTCAACAGCAGTTATGGCGCTAGACCCCGATGCTCTGCCAAAGAACTTACAGTTTGCAAAGGAGTTACGTTCCTATGTAAATGAAGTTAAAGTACTACGTCTTAATGATGACATTAAATACCAAAACCCCGATGACGTGAATAGGCTGTTAGCCTTTCAAAAGTAAAAGGAGAAAACCAAAAATGGAATTATCAATTATTAGAAGTTTAATGGACAAAGAGTTCTACGACAATCATCGTGGAGCCAAATGCCCTGATCGTCTGTTTGGCGCAGACAATCGCAAGATCAAGAAAGCCATTGACGTTGCTATGGATAAGTATGCAAGGTCTGTATCTCCAGAAGAGATTGAGGCTCTGTTCTTGTCTAACAACCCAACAATGACCACTGCTCAAAAGCAGTCATTCTCTCATCTGTTTAGTCAGATAAAGAAAGAACAGCCGCTTGGTAGTGACGTTGCACAGGAAGTTCTGTCAAAGTTGTTTCAGCAAGTGGTAGGCACTGACATTGCAGAGTTGGGATTTGAATATGTCAACGGCGATCAGGGTAGCTTGGAATCGTTGCGCAATCTACTAGAACAGTACAATGATAATTTTCTTCCTGATCTAAATGTAGAATGGGATGATTTGGATATAGATACGCTTCTTGCCAAGAACGATCTTGAGGCACGTTGGACATTCAATATTCCTACGTTGGGTCGTCAAGTTGAAGGTATCAATGCTGGTCATTTGATTGAAATTGGAGCAAGACCAAATACAGGTAAGACATCCTTTCATGCCAGCCTTATTGCTTCACCACAAGGGCTTGCTGCACAAGGGGCAAACTGCATTATCCTGTGTAACGAGGAAGGTAGTCATCGTGTTGGTGCTAGGTATCTTACAGCGGCAACAGGTATGACGATGAACCAGATAAAGAATAATCCTAGTAAGGCACGTGACTTGTATGCACCTGTAAAGGAACGCATCAAGATTAAGGACGCTACTGGTCGTGATATGAATTGGGTAGAGTCAGTCTGTAAGACGTACAAGCCTGACGTTGTTCTACTTGATATGGGTGACAAGTTTGCAAGGCAAGGAGGTTTTGCTCGTCCAGATGAGGCATTGAAAGCAAATGCTATTCATGCACGTATGATTGCAAAGCAATACAATTGTGCTGTGTTTTATATGTCACAGTTGTCTGCAGAGGCAGAAGGAAAGGTTCTACTGAACCAGAGTATGATGGAAGGAAGCCGCACAGGAAAGGCGGCAGAAGCTGACCTCATGCTCCTTATTGCGAAGAATCCTATGAAGCAAGAAGAAGATCCTAACATTGAAGACCTTCAAAGACATATCAATGTTGTAAAGAATAAGTTGTCTGGTTGGCATGGTGTTGTTACTTGTGAATTAGATTATCGTACAGGCAGGTACACGGCATGAGCCAGTTAGACTTATTTACAGAAGAGATTGAAAGAGTATGTGAGGATGGGCTAGTCTGTATAAAGTGTGACATCAGACAGCCTGTCACCAACTTTCAACAGATGTCATATACAAAGACAGGTGAGGCAGAAATAAAGCGAACCTGCCGCTCCTGCCAATCTGGACACAGAAAGGTAATTGCAGAGTTACGAAGGCATAACATATACCCTCAAGAGGCTAGTTATAAATGTCCCATATGCCAACGCACTATTGATGAGGTAAATAAATATGGACAAAAACTACTAGGAACATGGGTACTTGATCATTGTCACGATACAAATACTTTTAGAGGATATATCTGTAAGCATTGTAATGATGGGCTTGGCGGTTTTAGAGATGACTTGACAACCGTTATGAACGCTGTTAGATACCTACAGAATCATAAGGAAAAGATAAAAAATGAAACTAACACTTGATGTAGAAAATACTGTAGTAACAAGAAATGGTAAGATGCACCTTGATCCATTTGAGCCAGAGAATACATTGGTAATGGTCGGTATGCTGACTGACATGGGGGATGAGGCACTGGTTTCTTTTGACCACTCTGAATGCCCTCCCCCGAAAACAGAGTCACGAACCCTAGTTCAGTCTTATCTTGATCAAGCAACAATACTGATCTGCCATAATGCAGCACACGATTTGTTGTGGCTTTGGGAGTCAGGATTCAAGTACGATGGCCCTGTCTTTGACACAATGCTGGCAGAGTATGTGCTACAGCGTGGACAGAAAGAGCCTCTGTCGCTTGAAGCCTGTGCGAATAGGTATGAGTTAGATACAAAAAAGCAAGACACATTGAAAGAATATTTCAAGCAAGGGTATAGTACAAGAGACATACCATACAAGGAGTTATGTGAATACTTGTCTGCGGATCTACATGCGACACAGCAATTATCAACAAAATTATATCGCCGCCTGAACAGCGAGAATGACGCAGTACTTATGGACACAGTAATCCTAACAAATAAAGTAGCAGTTGCACTTGCTCGTATGTATCAGAGAGGCTTTAAAGTTGACACTGAAGCACTTAAAGAAGTTAGAGAGGAATTTGAAACAGAGAAAGCACAGCTAGAAAAAGAACTTCAAAGACAGATAACAGATTTAATGGGGGACACACCTGTTAATCTTAATAGTCCAGAGCAGCTATCTCAAGTAATATATAGCAGAAAACCTATTGACAAATCCATGTGGCAGAATGAGTTTGACACTTATATGAAAAAGGATGAGTTTAGGAAGGCTGTTCTTGAAAATACTACTGTAGTGCAGAAGACACGTGCGGTGCAGTGCAGTCACTGTTATGGTAAGGGTAAATATTACAAGAAGAAAAAGGATGGATCAAACTATGCAAAGGCAACAACATGTCATGAGTGCAATGGTGTAGGCTTTAAATTCTTACCAACTGGTAGCATTGCTGGACTTAGGTTCTCTGCTCCATCTGCTAAGTGGGTCAGTGCGCATGGTTTTACTACAAGCAAAAGTAATCTGGATATTCTTGAGGGGTTTGCTCGTGAAAATGACATGCAAGAAGCAATTAGTTTCTTGAATAAAGTAAAACGTCTTAGTGCTTTGGATACTTATCTATCCTCTTTTGTTGATGGTATTGAGACTTTTACTAAAGCAGATGGCAAACTACATGTACGCCTATTACAACATCGCACTGCCACAGGCAGATTTAGTGGGGCTGACCCTAACATGCAGAATATGCCACGTGGTCAAACTTTCCCTGTAAAGAAAGTATTTGTTTCTCGCTGGGAAGGTGGAAAAATTATGGAAGCAGACTTTGCTCAACTTGAATTTAGAGCAGCTGCATTTTTATCACAGGACGAGGTAGCAATAAATGAAGTATCTACTGGATTTGATGTACACAGTTACACCGCTAAAGTTATTACCGATGCTGGTCAGCCTACGGATCGCCAGACTGCGAAAGCGCACACCTTCGCACCATTATACGGTGCCACCGGCTTTGGCAGAACAAAAGCAGAGGCCGCATACTACGAACACTTTACGCAGAAATACAAGGGCATCGCAGCTTGGCATTCCAGATTGGCTAAAGAGGCTTTAACAACAAACAAAATTACTGCGCCTTCTGGTAGGCAGTACTCTTTTCCTAATGTTGTCAGAAAGACTAATGGGACAGTTAGCTACTTTACACAGATAAAAAATTATCCTGTGCAGGGCTTTGCTACAGCAGACATTGTTCCAGTTACCCTATTGCATATTGATGAATTATTGAGTAATATGCAAAGCTGTATTGTTAATACTGTACATGATTCAATAGTAATTGATGTACATCCAGATGAAGAGGAGCAAGTGATTGCTATTATCAATACAGTTAACAAAGGCTTAACAGATATAGTGAACAGCACATTTAGAATTAAGTTAAATGTACCACTATTGCTGGAAGCAAAAATTGGAAATAATTGGCTTGACACTAAAGACGTAAGCTGATATAACTATGCATCTTAATCTGAAAGGAGCGAAAAAACAGATGAATGATTTAGTAACAATTAATACAGACAATTATGCTGCCATGGCAAAGGTTATGGGTATGGGTGACGATGCTAAAACTAGCAAGAAGTCAAACACTCTTAATCGTCTGCGCATATGGCATCAGCCTGTTATGGGGCAAGCAGAAATAAATGGCAAGCTTACAAATGTTGAAGCTATTGAAGGTGGAACATTCCGTCTAGAAGTATTAGAAGGTGAATCATCTAAGTTCTTCTACAGCAAGACTATTAGTATACGTCCCTTTATCCAGCGTTTCATGTATCGTAGATATATTGCAAACAAAAACCCGAAGCCAAATGAACCAAAAGGAAGCTTCCATCGCACCATCATGTCTAACACACTTGACATTGATCTGAAGGATAATACAGGTCGTTTTAACTGTGGCAAACCTAGTGGCTACATTGAAGATTTCAAAGCACTTCCAACGGAGATGCAGGATCTCATCCGTCAAATTAAGCGGGTGCGAGTTGTTTTCGGTGAGGTAACTATGGACAACCCAATGGACGCGAATGGTAATCCTGTTGACAGCTTTACCACTCCTTTTATCTGGGAGATAGACAATAAAGACGCCTACAAGACCGTAGGGGAGCAGATGGCTGTTTTTGCAAGGCAAGAACTTCTTCCTTTGCAGCACAACATTCTCTTCTTAGAGTGTAAGAAAAATGACCTACCTAATGGTAGCAGCTACTACACTCCAATTTGTAAAGCAGATCTATCTGTTACGCATGAGATCTCTGATGGAGATAACGAGTTGCTGGGTAACTTCTTGGCGTGGGTTAAAAACTTTAATGACTACATCTGTAAAGAGTGGGAAGAGAAGTCAATAAAACGACATGAAGAGATGTCTGTAGAAGATACAGAAACAGTAGAAGACTTTATTGATATTGAAATGGAAGAGGACGTAGCATAATGAATCATCCCGCTGAACTGGCGTTGCATAAATATATGTCTGACGCTGCTAATGGAAAATCAAAGATATCTGAAGATACTATTCAGCAGATTGGTAAAGACATCATGGATGCTCTAAGACGCCAGTTTGGTGAAAAGGAAGAACGAGAATTTAAGTTGCGCATGTCTAATGTTGGTCGTCCAACGTGCCAACTTTGGTTTGAAAAACACAAGCCAGAGACAGCGCAACCTAAATCAAATAACTTTGTAATGAACATGATGCTTGGAGACATCGTTGAGGCTGTCTTCAAGGGTCTACTAGACGAAGCAGGAGTTGAGTATGGAGACGCTGAAAAAGTCGTGCTTGAACTTAAAGATGGCACAAAAATCAATGGAACATATGATATTGTTGTGGACGGTGCAGTTGATGACATCAAGTCGGCTTCTGACTGGTCGTATAAACATAAGTTTGATTCATATGATTCCCTTGCTGCTGGTGATGGCTTTGGCTATATTGGACAACTGGCTGGCTACGCTAAAGCAACAGGTAAACGTGCTGGCGGCTGGTGGGTAGTCAATAAAGCAAATGGTAAATTCAAATACGTACCAGCATCAGGAATTGACATTGACGCTGAAATAAAAAAGATTGAAGATACCGTTGCAAAGGTTGATAGCGATAAATTTGAGCGTTGTTTTGAGCCTGAAGATGAGTACTTTAGAAAGAAGCCTACAGGAAATAAAGTGTTGAATAAGAATTGCACTTTCTGTGATTACAAACATTCGTGTTGGCCTAATCTAATTGAAGCACCTCAAGCTGAATCAAAGGCAAGATTTCCAAAGATGGTTCATTACGTTGAACTAGCGGAAAAGAATAAAGAAAAAGATGTCGCCTAGATACAAACAATTTAGAGCAGCACGGAAATATGGTTATCGTAGTGGGTTAGAGCATAAGGTAGCAGAGAATCTTACAGAACAGCGTATTGAATATTTATATGAAGCTGTTAAGATTGAATGGGAAGACTTAGCTTATCGCACATACACTCCAGATTTCGTGCTGTTCAACGGTATTATAATTGAAACAAAGGGTATGTTTACGGCGGCAGATAGGCGTAAGCATTTAGCAGTAAAAAAGCAGCACCCTAAACTAGACATACGTTTTGTTTTTGAAAACAGTAAGCGCAAGCTACGTAAGGGTGCAAAATCTACGTATGCAGAATGGTGCATTAAATATGGGTTTCTATACTATGATCGCATTATTCCAGAAGACTGGCTAAAAGAAAAAGGAAAAAATAAACATCCTAAATTTATTAAATTTAGTGGAACAAAAGTGAAAAGGAGATAGAACCATGTTTGACCCAACGGCAATCAGTATACAGTTAAAACCTAATCTAGACGAAGAAAATAGCTGGACAGGAGAACTGGAAGTTACTATACTATATGATAAAGAAAACCCAATGGATGTTTCTAGCTTCTTGCACCTTCAACATCTTGCAGAAATTGTTGCATGTTCTATTGCTTACATGGAAAAAAATCCTGAAGTAATAGCAGATATAGAAAGATTCATTTCTGAGATAGAAGAAGACGAAGAAGTAGAAGAGACTAAATCTAAAGACTATAACGTAGAGAAACTGGAAGGTAATGTATTGAAATTATCTTTCAATAGTAATACAAAAGGAAGTGCATAGCATGAGACATGAAGAACACATGAAAAATTTACAAAAGAAAATGGAATGGAAAGATGTTGATTGGGAAGCAGACTATTCATTTGCGGATAAAGTAAGACCAGACATGGTGAACAGTCCACCACATTACAATGCCAGTGGCATTGAGTGTATTCAGGCTATTGCCGCAGCAACAGATAAAGGTTTCCAATATTATCTACAGGGAAATATACTAAAATATCTTTGGCGTTATAGGTATAAAGATAAACCACTTGAAGACTTAGAAAAGGCTAAGTGGTATTTAGACAAATTAATTGAGGAAGTGATGGCGACAGATGAGAGTTAAAATGTTTGTCACATTAAATATAGACGAGGAAGAGTACCCAATCCCAGCTGACGGTAGAGTAGATGAGGAATTGGAGGATGCATTTTTAGACTTGATGCATGATATAGATGGCATCACAGTCAAATCAATTAGAGCAGTTATGGAGAACAAAGAATGAATAACTATTTACCTACAGACTATCAAACATTTATTGCTACCTCACGGTACGCACGTTGGATTGATGATGAGCAGAGGCGTGAGACATGGGCTGAGACAGTTCAGAGATACTTTGACTATATGGAAAAGCATCTGGCTGATAAACACAACTATGCCTTGTCTGATCAATTACGTGCTGAACTTGAAGAAGCAGTACTTAATCAAGATATCATGCCTAGCATGAGAGCCTTGATGACTGCTGGCCCTGCTCTTGATAGGTGTCATGTTGGTGGTTATAATTGTTCTTATGTCCCTGTGGATAGCCCTCGTGCATTTGACGAGACTATGTACATTCTTATGTGTGGCACTGGTGTCGGCTTCTCTGTTGAAAGAAACTGTGTAGAAAAACTGCCTATCGTAAATGAACATTTTGAACAAAGCGATACAGTAATTAAAGTAGGGGATAGTCGTCCGGGCTGGGCCAAGTCACTGCGTGAACTTATCTCCTTGTTGTATGCAGGACAAATACCCCGATGGGATGTGTCAGATGTTAGACCAGCTGGCGCACGTTTGAAAACATTTGGTGGTCGTGCAAGTGGCCCAGCCCCACTGGAAGAACTGTTTGAGTTTGTCATTCAAAAATTCAAGGGTGCTGCTGGTCGTAGGCTATACCCAATTGAATGTCACGACATTATGTGTAAGATTGGTGAGGTTGTAGTTGTTGGTGGTGTACGCCGTAGCGCACTCATCAGCCTGTCTAACTTGAACGATGACCAGATGGCTCATGCTAAGTCAGGTCAGTGGTGGGAAAACGAAGGTCAACGTACTCTGGCAAATAACTCTGTGGCATACAAAGAGAAGCCTCAGATGGGTACATTTATGCGTGAGTGGCTATCTCTCTACGAATCTAAGTCAGGTGAGCGTGGAATCTTCAACCGTCAGTCCGCTAAAAAACAAGCAGCTAAGAATGGACGCCGTGATGCTGAACAAGATTTTGGTTGCAACCCTTGTTCAGAGATTATCCTTCGCCCATATCAATTCTGTAATCTGTCAGAGGTTGTAGCACGTGCATCAGATACTCAGCAATCATTGTCTGAGAAAGTTCGCCTTGCTACTATCTTAGGTACATTCCAAGCAACACTAACTAACTTCAAGTATCTTCGGAACATCTGGAAGAAGAATACA